GAGCCCAAAACTCTTCAGGGCAAAACCGAACTCTTTAAAAAAGGTGGTGATACTATGGCTAGCAAAATGAACCCCGGATTTATGGCAATGATAGCTAAGAAAAAAGCTGGAGCCAAAGCAGATATGCCTATGAAAAAAGGTGGCGCTGCCAAGAAGATGGCTATGGGCGGTTCCGCCTCCTCACGCGCTGATGGTGTTGCTACCAAAGGCAAGACCAAAGGCAAGATGTTGGCTAAGGGCGGCAAAGCCTGTTAAGGAATCACCATGAAAAAAGTTAAGCGTTACAACGAAGAAGGCTACGTCACAAGCGACGACAGCAATGCTGGGATGAAAGAAGCCCGTGATGCTATTGATGCAGATATAGCAAAAACTCCAAGTGCTGATTACGGGGATTACATGCCCGAGTCCTCTTCACAAACTATGGTGGCAGCGCCAAAACCAAAACCAAAGCCAAAATCGGTACCAAAGGCTAACTACAGTAATGAGGGCAGGTCTAGGTCCACAACGCTTAACAAACCAGACTATAGCAATGAAGGCAGGCGCTCGGTTAGCGGCTCCACACGTAACGTTCTAGAAGAAGCTAAAGAAAACGTCCGCCGTAGTAACGCCGCTCGCTCTTCTATAGCTGAGGCTAGTCGCCCGAAGATGGAAGCAGGTCGTTTACCTAAGAAAGGCCCCGGCCTCTCGAACTTTAAATCTGGTGGCTCAGTCTCTTCTCGCGCAGATGGTATAGCCCAGCGCGGTAAGACAAAAGGGAGGATGTGCTAATCATGGCTGACGTTAAATACCCAGACTACACCCCTGTAGACGAACCCGTTCGTACAGGCCCTAAACCCGCAGAACCCGGTAGTGGTATCAGGGTTGAAAAAGAACCCGCACCTAAAACTGCCCCAAAGGTAGTTAAAAAAGCTGCTGGCGGCACTGCTTCATCTCGTGCAGACGGATGTTGCGTTAAGGGTAAAACCCGTGGAAAGATGATGTAACTATGATGTCAAGTCGCGGCATGGGCGCTATCCGCCCCTCCAAGATGCCCAAAGGCAAGAGAACTGCCCGAAGGGATGACACCGACTTTACACAGTACGCTGAGGGCGGGAAAGTTAACGCCGCTGGTAACTACACAAAACCCAGTCTGCGCAAGCGGATTGTGTCTCAGGTAAAGGCCGCAGCAACTCACGGCACAGGTGCAGGACAGTGGTCAGCACGTAAAGCTCAACTTGTAGCCAAGAAGTACAAGGCAGCAGGTGGGGGTTACAGAGATTGAAAGCACCACAGCAGTCCTTAAAAAACTGGGGTGACCAAAAATGGAGAACCAAAAGTGGAAAACCGTCTAGTAAAACAGGTGAGCGATACCTTCCAGAAGCTGCGATCAAAAGTCTCAGCCCTGCTGAGTACGCTGCGACAACGCGTGCGAAACGCGCTGGCAAAAAAGCCGGAAAACAATTCGTAGCACAGCCCAAAGGCATAGCAAAGAAAACAGCAGGATTTAGATAATGGCAAACACATCCGGCGCATATGGCTTTAACCTTGACCTCACCGAGTTGGTCGAGGAGGCGTTTGAACGCGCTGGTAGTGAACTGCGCACTGGATATGACCTGCGTACCGCACGTCGTAGTCTCAACATTATGTTTGCTGATTGGGCAAACCGTGGCATCAATATGTGGACTATTGAGACAGGGTCTATTAATCTAGTTCAGGGGCAAAACACGTATCCATTACCAAACGACACGATTGACCTTCTTGAGCATTTGATTCGTACCGATGCAAACAGCACGTCTAACCAAGCCGACCTGACAATCACGCGGATTAGCGTTTCTACCTACGCTACGATCCCTAACAAGTTAACTCAAGCCAGACCTATTCAGGTTTGGATTCAGCGCTACAACGGGCAGGCTAGCCCCATTTCTGCCACGTTGACTACAACCATCACAAGTACATCAGACACAATCGTGTTGAGTGATGTTACGGGTTTACCCGCAGCAGGGTTTATAAAGATTGATGATGAGATTATTAACTATGGGTATATCACCCAGAACGCAAACGCTGTTAGTGGCACTCTATCTAGTTGCTTCCGTGGTCAGCAAAACACGATTGCTGTAGGGCATACGGCTGCGGCTACTGTGTATTGGCAACAAGTGCCAGCGATAACTGTTTGGCCTACCCCTGATAACGTACAACCGTACACATTTGTTTACTGGCGTCTACGCCGCACGCAAGACGCTGGTGGTGGTGTGAACATCATGGACGTACCGTTTAGATTTATCCCATGTATGGCGGCTGGTCTGTCGTACTACATCGCTGGCAAAGTACCGCAAGGTATGGAGCGTATTGGCATGTTGAAGCAACAGTATGACGAGGCATGGGAACTGGCAGCATATGAGGATCACGAGAAAGCAGCATTGCGTTTGGTTCCTAGACAGACCTACATCGGGAGGTAGTCATGGGTAATCGTTTTGCTTCGGGCAAGAATGCGATTTCGGAGTGTGATCGCTGTGGTCAGCGGTTTAAGTTGAAGGTTCTGAAAACTGAGATTATCAAGTTAAAGAATTACAACTTGTTGGTGTGCCCAGAGTGCTGGGACCCAGACCATCCGCAGTTGCAGTTGGGTATGTTCCCTGTGGACGACCCACAGGCTTTGAGAAATCCCCGTCCTGACAGGAGCTATGTAGTTTCTGGTTTGTTAGCGGACGGTGAGTCAGGTGGTGGTAGCAGAATATTTCAATGGGGCTGGGCTCCAGTGGGTGGTTCGAGCAGTTTTGATGCGGCGTTGACACCAAATAATTTGAATTTGGTTGTACAACTTGGTACAGTAACGGTAGCAACAACTTAGGAGTTGAAAATGGACAAGAAAGACTTAAAGCAAGACAAGAAAATGATCGCAGGTGCCGTGCACAAACACGAGAAGAAACTGCATCCCGGCAAGCCAATGACTAAATTGGCTAAGGGTGGCAAGACCAATGACATGATGAAACAGTACGGGCGGGGCATGGCAAAAGTCGTGAACCAGCGCGGCGCAGCAAGGGGTAAATAATGGCGTTCAGCAAAAAAATGATGGGTAAAGAAGTTGGTGACGCCAGCGTCTACGCTCAACCACACGACATGTCTGGTAAAGCACTTAAAGCTGGATTACCTACAGAGACTGGTGCTCAGTGCATGACAGAGATGAATTCCTCTGTTGGCGGTATCAGCAAAGGCAACTATGCTCCAGTTAACCCATATGGTGTTGGCGTGATGCGTGGATACGGCGCTGCAACTAAAGGGCGCAAGATTAGTGGGAAGATGGGATGACCTACACTGAGTTAGTAACAGCGATTCAAACGTATACAGAAAATACGTTTCCTGCCACTACGTTGGCGGATAGCACAGTTGTGTCTTCAACGACTCAGTTGAATCGCTTTATTACTCAGGCTGAACAGCGTATATACAACTCTGTTCAGTTTCCGTCGTTGCGCAAGAACGTGACGGGTAGCGTGACTACCAGCAATAAGTACTTGTCTTGCCCAGAGGATTTTTTGTCCACTTACTCTTTGGCTGTGATTGACGCTACTGGCAACTACGAGTACTTGCTAAACAAAGATGTGAACTTCATTCGTCAGGCATACCCAAATCCAACTACAGATACAGGTATCCCCAAGTACTACGCGTTGTTTGGCCCGACTGTTAACACCAGCACAATCACAAACGAACTCTCTTTCATTGTGGGACCCACCCCTGACGCGTCCTACTCTGTAGAGTTGCATTACTTTTTCTACCCCGAATCAATCACTGTCACAGCCTCTGGACATACATGGCTTGGGGATAACTTTGACACAGTCCTCTTGTATGGTTCACTTGTTGAGGCGTACACCTACATGAAGGGCGAAGCTGACGTAATGGGGTTCTACGAACTCAAGTACAAAGAAGCACTCGCACTTGCTAAGCGTTTGGGTGATGGTTTAGAACGTAGCGATGCATATCGTAGTGGTCAGTACCGTCAAGCGCCTTTACCGCAAAATAGTGGGGTGGCTTAATTGGCGTTCACAGGCAACTGGACATGTAACACGTTTAAGACGGGCTTGATGAACGGCTCGTTTAATTTTACGTCTGGTTCTTTTTATATTGCGTTGTACACCAACACGGCATCTTTAGACGCAACTACAACAGCATACACAACTACGGGCGAAGCGTCTGGGGGTAACTATGTGGCGGGTGGCAGTTTGTTGACCGTATCCCAAGTCCCCACAACAGGCAACCAGACTGG